TTCGTTCACCTTGAAATGCGTCCCGATTTTGCTAGCTGGCAGACTTGGGCGGTGACCAAGGGCATCCACAAGGACGTGGTTGGTTATCTGTCTTTCGCCAAGCAGGATCTGTATGACTTCGATAGCAAGTCTGCTAGCCGAGCATTCGCTACCCCTCGTTCGTGGGTGTTCGTAAGCGACCTGATTAAGGATGAGGATGTGGACAACGACACTCTGTTCAATCTGGTTGCAGGTGCTGTGGGCGAAGGTCTTGCTGTTAAGTTTATGGCACACCGCAAGGTTTCTGGTAAGCTTCCTGACCCGAGCGATATTCTTTCCGGTAAAGTCACCGAACTGCATGTTAAGGAAGTGTCGGCAATGTACTCGCTGACTGTTTCTATGTGCTACGAACTTCGTGACGCACTGGAAAACAAGCGTGTGGATAACAAAGAATTCCACAAGATGGCTGACAATTTCTTCAACTACATCATGGCTAACTTCGAAACGGAGCTGGTTGTTATGGGTGCTAAAATCGCACTTAAGACTTACAAGCTTCCGATTGAACCCAGCCAACTGAAGAACTTCAATGACTTCTACAAGAAGTATGGTAAGTACATCGTTGAAACAGGTAACTGATACCTGTTTACTCCCGGGGCAGAAATGCCCCTTTGAGTGAGTGTGGTCGCATGCTCACTCTTTTTTATTGTAGGAATTATTATGTCTGAAAAGAAACTACTAAATGGTATAAAACTTGTGTTCGCTCCGGGCTGTTTTGACAGTTTTGAGGGCACACAAGAAGAACTTGATGAACTCATTAAAGAAATTGAGCAAGGTGTTGCAGATGGAAGTTTCTTTGAAAAAATGCAACCAGTGAACCTCGATGACATGGATGATGAAGCAGTAGAAGCACTGGAAAAACTGTTCGACACTATGAACAATAAAGGTTCTAACCACACCCTCAACTGAGGTTGACAATAATTCTGAAATTTATTACAATATAATTATATTGATAAAGGACCCTATTATGCAAAGTGTACGTATGTCTGATACTCTTCCCGGCACAAAGGGCAAGCGCCGCCGTGCTAAGCAATTCGAAAAGCTTGTGGGTCCTACTGACCCCAATATTGATGCTCAGGCACGTGAACGATTGGTTACAGCACGGGTTGGTCTGTTGCTTCGCCATTCATTTTTCGGTAACCTAGCCACTAGGCTCAAGCTTACTAATGCCGATGAGTGGTGTTCTACTGCGGCAACCGATGGGCTGAAGTTTTATTACAACAGCCGTTTCATTATGATGCTGCGCCCCAAAGAAGTCGAGTTCTTGGTAGCGCATGAGGTTCTGCACGTTGTCTATGATCACCTGGGCCGGCTCGGTACCCGCGATCCGCAAATTTTCAATATCGCCAATGACTATGCGGTCAATGCTGACTTGAAGCGCCACAAGGTTGGCGAATTCATCAAGTCTGTTCCTTGCTTGTATGAAGCTAAGTATGACGGCAAGGCTAGTGAGGAAATCTATGATGACCTCATGAAGAACGTCCAAAAGATTTCTATCGATGATCTGGTCGACCAAATGATTGACGATCACCTAGACGGTAATTGTGATTGTGAGGAAGGCAGTGAAGGCGGGGATGCGGGTAAGGGCAAGCGGCCTAAAATGTCCGATGAAGAACGCGAGCGTGTTCGTCAGGAGCTTAAGCAAGCTGTACTGAACGCAGCCCAATCTGCTGAGGCAGGTAGCTTGCCCAAAGGTGTCGAGCGTCTTATCAAGCAGGTTACTGATCCAGTCATGCCTTGGCGTGAACTGATTCAGACCAACTTGACTAGTGCTATCCGTACTGACTTCAGTTGGATGCGTCCTTCACGCCGTGGTTGGCACATGGATGCTATTATGCCCGGCATGACCCCCGGTGAGGAGATCGATGTTACTGTTGCTATCGATATGTCTGGTTCTATCTCTAACAAGCAGGCTCAGGCGTTTCTCGGTGAGATTGGCGGCATGATGGAAGCATTCGATGGATATCGTGTCCATGTGTTTTGCTTTGATACGGAAATCTACAACCCTGCCGATTTTTCTAGTGAAAACCTCGATACTATTGATAGTTATCAACCTGTAGGTGGCGGTGGTACAGACTTCACTGCTATCTTCAAATATCTCAAGGAAAATGCAATCGAACCCAAACGTCTGATTGTGTTTACTGATGGTTATCCGTGTGGCTCGTGGGGTGATCCCAACTATTGCGACACTACATGGATCATTCACGGGGACAAGGATCCGAACCCCCCGTTTGGTCAGTTTGCACTCTATGATGAAAAGGGATGATCCGCTACTATACGAATCTTAAGATATAGGCAAAACGGCTTACGCTAGCGTAAGCCGAAAGTCATTTGAATTGGGTATATCCTATAGGGTAAAAAAGGTATACAAACGTTGGACAGTGGTAAATCGGAGATGATATATGCCCTCAAAAAAGAAGAAAGTTAGATATTATTTGGCAATGTGGGATATGCTGGGACTTGAATGCATATTTGATATAAGTGATGCCATGCATGAAATTGAACAATGGGAAAAGCAAAAGATTTTTTCTATCCTAAAAGAAGAACGTGCGCCTGCAAAACCTAGAGGCATCCCAGTTCAAATGATGATACTACGAGCTAAGATGAATAGCCAGCGTAGCTATGAGATTTACGAATTCACCTCTACATTAGACATCAATACTATTCGCAAAGAGTTCGCAAAAGATCCGCAACCTATTGTCAATTGGATTCGTGAAAACGGTGGAAAGATTTATAGTGACTATGTAAAATCTGAAAGGAAGACGATTGTGTGATGTTGAATAGAAAAACATAAAATACTATGCAATCTAATCAAATGAAACATATAGAACAATGGTTTGTAGATAGGAAACTATCTTACAAACCAAAACATTTTATAACCTCAAGAACACCGATAACTGTAGAATCATTATCTTGGATCGTTCATAGTTTGGTTGGCCGTTATCATTTAAATATTGAAATGGAAGATTTTGAAGCTACAACCATAGTTTCTTTTGAAGATCATTCCGAGGCTATGCTGTATGAGTTAACGTGGTCTTAATAAATTATTTAGGCATACATTTATCTATTAAATAAAGAAGTTATAAGGAGAATTGTATGCCATTTTTAAGACACGTAGGTAAGCATGGGGACCGTAAAGTAGCGGTAATTTTTAGGGAGGTACCAGGCGAACCCCATATGTGCTTGGTAACATACACTGAACTACTAAATCAGCATATTCACGATCCCATGGTTCAATGTATCGAAAGTGATATTGGACAATCTAGTGAGAATCTAGCAGACGCATTGAACAGAACCTTCACCAGAGATGGTAGACCTATATTGCAAGTATTACATGCAGAGGGTCAACTAAAGAAGGTTAACACAGAAAACGTTGTGATGACACCTCAACCCAATACTAAAATTAAGTTAAGTGAACTTAATAAAATTTTAGATGAAATGAAACAAGGTGAAGCAGCAGTAAAAAGAATGGCTGAACTTGATAGTAGCCATGGACTGCAAAATCCAGCAGATGTTGCACGTAGAATGCGTGGTGAAAATTTACCACCTCAACTTCAAGAAAATAGACAAGTGCCCACTAAATCACAAACTGTTCAGGGTGCATTGGGAGACAATCAGATTGCGAATAATCTACGCCAACAGGCGCAGAAGATGGCATCAGAAGCTAAGGGATTGTTAGCTGAATCGGAACGTCTTTTAAAGGAAGCCGCACAATTAGATCCGGTTCCTCTTGTTAAAGAGCAAACTGTACCTGCAGTAGATGTTAACCCCGTCGTCAAGCGCAGGGGACGTCCAGCAAAGGTAAAAGTAACAGCATAATTTGTCATGTCGCCAGAATTCATTGCCAAATGGGAACACATATTAGAAGATGTGGAAAAGCAAAAGATACCTGTTCAATTTATTAAAAAGATAGTTGTCAAGCTTAATAGTAAACGACAGCAGACAATTAATATTGAAAGGTTTCTAAATCAAGGTCTTGATCCTGAACAAATAGAGGAGGCAGTGGGACGAAAATTGCACGAACTAGATGATCAGATAGCAAGTGTAGAATTTGTATTGAATGTACAAAATATAGCTGATACAGTACAACCAGAGACAGATAAGTTACTGGGACGATTATGAAGGTAATCGTAGCGTGCGATCCCCGAGGGGGAATAGGCTACAAAAATAAGTTGCCCTGGAGTAAAATTCAGGGCGATTTGCCTAGATTTAAAAAATTAACTGATGGACAAAATGTCGTTATGGGTAGAAACACGTGGGAAAGTCTACCTAAAAAACCATTATCAGGCCGGCTTAATTTTATTTTAACCAGTCAAAATTTAATATTACCCGATGGTGCTATAGCAGTGCCAAATTTAAATCATTTTAGTGAATATAGAAATGCTTGGTTAATAGGCGGTGCTAGCATAATAAATTCACATTGGCACATGATTGATGTGGTACATTTGACTAGAACATTTACCACATACACTTGTGACACCTATATAGATTTATTACAATTGACGAAAAATTATTCATTAATGTATGACGAACTGAATGTAGATCATACGTATGAAATTTGGGTAAAGAGATGAAAGCAACTGACATTTATGGTTTTATGAACGACACGGAAATAGAACAAATTTCAACATGGGCAAAAAAAGTGCCAAAAAATGGAGTAATCGTAGAAATTGGCTCTTTTTTTGGAAAGTCGGCAATTGGTTGGGCATCTGCATGTGATCCATCTGTTACTGTGTATTGTATAGATGTGTTTATGGAATTCGATCCAGAATCACTGCCCAATGTTCCTGATAGTGTTCCAAAGAATAAAAATAACAGGTTTGACACATTTGAAATTTTTAAGGAAAATACAAAAGACATTAAGAATATATATCCGATCAAAGCACGTAATATACAAGAACTACCTGATGTTTTCACTGAAATTGATGTTCTATTTATAGATGCTTCTCATAAAAATCCTAGCGATTTGCAATATATTCTTTATTTTACCAAATTTATTAAACCTGGTGGATTAATTTGTGGGCATGATTATAGTGAAGAATTTCCAGATGTTAAATTTAATGTTTCCTATTTAGAAAATCGATATAAAACTAAGGCACAAATATACCATAAATCAAGTTTGTGGTCAATAGTAATTCAATGAGGACATAGATGAAACAGTATCATGATTTATTAGAAGATATACTAAAGAACGGAGAAGAAAAAGATGATAGAACTGGCGTTGGTACCTATAGTGTTTTTGGCCGTCATCTTCGCTTTGATTTGCGTAGGGGTTTTCCCGCCATCACTACTAAAAAGTTGGCATGGAAAGCAGTCGCAGGAGAACTATTATGGTTCATCGAAGGGTCAGGAGACGAACGCAGACTTGCAGAAATCACACACGGTAAAAAAGATGGAACAGTAACAATTTGGACTCCAAATGCATTGGCATCTTATTGGAAAGACAAAGCAAAGTTTGACGGTGACCTTGGACGAATCTACGGAGTACAATGGAGAAAATGGAAGACACCCATAGAACATAAAACAGAACACTTTGTTGATTCTTTTGGAACTGCATATGTTCGTCAAGGATTTGTGCATTATAAAGAAACCGATCAACTTCAAAATTTAATACATGGGTTGCAAAAAGACCCTAATGGTCGTAGACATATTATAAGTGCATGGAATCCAGGAGAGTTAGACCAAATGGCTCTTCCGCCATGTCACGTAATGTGTCAATTCTATGTTAACAAGAATAAAGAATTGTCGTGCCATATGTATCAACGTAGTGTGGATGTGTTCTTAGGATTGCCATTCAATATTGCAAGCTATGCATTGCTCACACATTTGATAGCGCATCATTGCAATTTAGGTGTCAGTGAGTTAGTTATTTCAACAGGTGATACACATATCTATAAGGACCATGTTCAGCAGGTTAAGGAACAATTAAAAAGGGAAGAATTCCCATTACCTACCTTAACGTTGAATCCTAACAAAACAGATATTTTTGAAATGGATATGAGTGATATTTCATTAGAAAATTATCAAAGCCATGGTCCACTAAAAGCAGTCATGGCAGTATAATGGAAACAATTGTTTATAAATTTTACGTTAGTGATGGTGAAGATCCAGACCTTTGGGCAGCAGCCTCGTTATATAACTGGGAAAAAAGCGAAGTAGGACAATTTATAATGAAAAATGCAGAAGAGGTACCTACTTGGCATCGTACAATTAATGTAAATTCTTGTGGTTACACATATATTATTCGGGCAAAATTAAGCCCTCAAAATCATATTCTTTGGAAGTTAAAATATAACTAAATTAGCTTCGAAACCAGTAAAAGAAAATCTACTATAGACTAAATACAACACTATGTGGATATTTACTGTTATGTCTGAAACAATGATACATGCAACTCTAGTAGCTGGTATCGTCGGGTTAATCGCCGGATTCGTTCTAGGATTTGTTCCTTTCATTAAACGTTATAAGTTACCTATACAAATTATTAGTATATTGATATTTTCTTTTGGTGTTTACCTTCAAGGTGGGCTTGCTAATCAAAAAGAATGGCAATTAAAGGTTAAAGAAGCAGAGGCACGCGCAAGCAAGGCAGAAGCAGAAATGGCACAAAAAAATATAGAGTTACAGGCAGCATTGTCAGAAAAAAATACAGTGATACGAGAAAAGGGAGATGCTATAATCAAATATATAGATCGATGGCGTGATAGAGACATTATCAAAGTAGTTCAAGGCCCCGAACGTGTAAGAATCGAAGAAGTTATTAGGTATATTGAAAACTGCCCTATTCCGTCTGAATTTATAAGTATACACAATAATGCAACAAAAATAAATCAGGATAAAGAGGCTATTAAATGAAATATTTTACATTTATACCTTGTGTATTTTTAATGACAGGTTGTAGCATTTTCAAACAACCGGTACCGATCAAACCAGAATTTCCGGTTGCTATTCCTGAGTTAATGAAAAAATGTGAACAACTAAAGATCATAGAAGGTGATAAAGTTCTTATCACTGATATGCTAAAAATAGTTGTAGAAAATTACACTTTATACTATGAGTGCTCCGCTAAAGTAGATGGTTGGAAACAATGGTATATAGAACAAAAAAAGATATATGATAGTGTAAAACAATAATATATTTGGCAATCGTTATGAAAAATTTAATGCTTTCGGGTCTGATTAGTTAGATTATAACTAAATACTATAATAGGAAATGTCATGACCCAGCAAATTATTAATATAGGTGCATTACCAAATGATGGAGAAGGGGATCCGTTACGAGTTGCCTTTCAAAAGGTAAACAACAATTTTACAAACTTATTTGCTACTGCAAGTCAAATATCTATAGCAAACACTACAGGAAATGTTTCTGGGCAGGTCATATTTGAAACAGAAATCTCAAACTTTTTGTCAGCAGTTTTTCAGATAAGATCAGCAGACGATAATGCAAACAGCCAAAGTATTACGATCAATGCACAACTAAGTAATGATAACGCTACTGTAAAATTCAGTGCATTTGGAACTACCTTTATAGGAGATGCTGTGTGTAGATACGATATGGATATCGTATCTTCCAACGTTAGGATTTTATGCAATCCTTTGTTTGATGCAAATTTAACGCATACAGTTTCTTCACAACTATTTGTATCATGAGAGCCAAAGAATTTATGACTGAGCAAAAGCTTAGTGACGTACATGATGGGTTAGAGGTAGCGTCTAAAGCGTTGCCTAATACCTATATAATTCCTGAACTTAAAAATCAGGATTTCTATGATTTGTATCGTTTTGGCGTAGCTATTGCCGACGTTAGAGGAACTCAAGGCAATGATGACGTAAATAGATTCAAGCCTGAATTCAGGTCAGAGTCTACTTGGGGAGAAAATCAAGTAGTTAGTAGTTTTGATCCTAATGTTGGTGAAGTTATAGACCAAGCATTGAAAAAAGTACATAAACATGGTAAAAAAGCCGTCAGTACCCCTGGTAGTGATGAGGTTGATGATACACTAAAGCAGTCTCCTATCAAGCCCTTTAAAGGATATAAAAAATGAGGGCTGATGAGTTTACAAATTTAAATGAAACCAAAGAAGGCAAATTAAAAAAGGTACAAAGATTTGCTACTAGGGGATTACACAAATTCAGAGATGAAACGTTGGCTGACCGTGTGTATGAACTAAACAGAATTATGATGGCGGCTGCTGCAACTGATGGTACTTTTTTGCCGGACATGGATCATGAAAGTTGGGCTGGAAGATATGATATTGCTGCACCTTATACTGAAGAAGAACATAACATGCTGAAAATGGCATATAAAGTAAATGGTACAGAATATAAAGATTTGAATAAGGGTGATTTGCGTAGCCAAGAGCATCCTACTACCAATACACAAAGCGTAGTGAAACCTTTTAAAGGCTACAAGAAAAAATAAGTTCAAGATTAAATCTCGATAAGTACGTATATTATTGATTCGGGATTCAAATGATTGACATTAACACAACACTAGACCTTGTAAAGCTAAAATTCTATAACGAATGGCTTTACACAGCACACATTTACGACGAAGGCGATAGCCAGTTTCACAAAGAATTGACAACACAAGTTGTTGCAACTTATGTTGATCCATTGAAATTAGCCAAAGACGCTAAAATTTTAGATTTGGGATGCGGCCCGGGATATTTCTTAGATGAAATGAAGTTACGAGGTTATACAGACGTTGTAGGTGTAACATTAAGCCCGGGCGATGTTAAAATTTGTGAGAGTAAAGGGCATACTATTAAGAAATATGATTTGAGTTTTTTACCTCAAAAAGATGGGTATCACGATGAGAGTGTAGATTTTATATTTCTTCGTCATGCACTAGAACATAGTCCATATCCTATTTTTAGTCTTATGGAATATAATCGCACATTAAAGCAAGGTGGAAAAATTTATATTGAAGTACCCGCACCCGACTGTGAACGTAAGCATGAATGGAATTTAAATCATTATAGTATTTTAGGTGAGCAACAAATATTAGCGTTACTCACTAGAACAGGATTTGATGTAAATGTATTAAATTCCATAGAGTTTGATTTGGGGATTGCAGATCAACCGAATGGGGAAGTCAGAAAAGTAAGAGAAAAATTTTATTGTTTGTTAGCTACTAAACAACGACCACTAGATATCAAATAAAGATAAATACTCACTATAAGTGAGTATTTTTATGGCATATCCAGAACCAACAGAAGTCGCACCGTGGTATTTAAGAAATGTAACACAAGCTTTAGGCCTAGACGAAGCTACAGGTAACGTATTCCTTCGAACTGACGCCACTATTATAGGAAATGTTAGTGTAGGAAACGTTGCTATAGGTTCATTGGGAAATGTTGACATATCAGGTACTACTCTTCCCGTTACAGTAGATAGCGGTAACATTTCAATAACCGGTGATGTTGAAATCAAAAATGACACTGGTAATCCAATACCAGTTAGTAAAGATACTAATGTAAATAGTCTAACCAATCCTATCTACGTTGAAGGGGTAAATAACGGAAGTTTCTTTGCACCCACACAAAGTGATTCATTCGGTAGATTAAGAGTAAGCAATCCACTTACTTTATTTGATACTCAAGCAAGATATTATGACCACAACCAATTTGCATCAAGTACAGTTGGTGGAGGAAATGTAGCTTACGATGCAAATTCCAGTACATTTGCATTAACTGTAACCACAGGATCAACTGATAGTGTCATAAGAGAAACATATAAGGTATTCCCCTATCAACCAGGAAAGAGTTTATTGGTATTATCTACTTTTTCTATGAATACCCCTAAAACTAATTTGAGACAAAGAGTGGGATATTTTGGTGCTAATAACGGAATATATTTTGAAGTAGATGGCACAACTTTAAATATGGTTATTAGAAGTAGTAGCAGTGGTGTTATTGTAGAAGATAGAGTTCCTCAATCTTCTTGGAATGGTGACCGACTTAACGGTTCCGGCGGAGCCAATAATCCTAGTGGAATTACATTAAATCCTGCATTGACTCAAATTTTCTGGACAGATATTGAATGGTTGGGTGTAGGTAGTGTGAGAGTAGGATTTGTCATTAATGGCAATTATTATGTATGTCATACCTTTAATCATGCCAACGTATTAGGAAACACAACTACGTATATGACAACGGCAAGTTTGCCACTACGTTATGAAATTACCAACACAGATACAACTGCAAGTAGCAGTACGTTAAGACAAATCTGTTCTAGTGTTATATCTGAGGGTGGCTATCAATTATCAGGAACTCCTAGATCCATTGGCCATGCATTAGGCTCTCCTGCAACACTACCTAACGATCAATCCTTTAAGCCTATATTGGCAATTAGATTAAAAAGCACAATGTTAGATAGTATTGTATTACCTACTTACTTTACTATTGCGCCCACAGCACAAAGTACTTTTAAATATAGAATTTATAGTCGTGCAGTTACAACAGGGGGTACTTGGACAGGTGTAGATGGTACATTTGAGAGCCCGGTAGAATACAACTTAAATCCAACTAGTATTTCAAGTGGTGCAATTGTGACTGAAGGTTATATTATTTCTTCTAATCAAGCATCTGCAGCACCTTCACAAGTTTCATTTGGATTTGAGGTACAATTACAAAGAAATTCCTTTACTGGAGTTGCTTATGAATATGTTATTGCAGCGGCTACCACAGGCACTAACCAAAATTTATATGCAAGTATGGAATGGCAAGAGATTATTTAATTAAATCTTAAAGCAATTACATAAATAATTTTATGAGTGGAACAGCCAGTTTAGTAAAAACACCGTATGCAAAGACAATATTTAAGACACAAAAGGATCTTGACGATTTCATAAAGTGTTGCGATCCCGATACGGGTTATCTGTATTTCATGGATAATTTCTTCATGATACAACATCCTACACGTGGTAGTATGGTATATCATCCATGGGCATATCAAAGAAGATTGATAGAAACTTATCATAAGTATCGTTTTAGTATAAGTTTGATGCCACGGCAAAGTGGTAAGTCAACAAGTGCTGCAGGATATTTGTTATGGTATGCTATGTTTGTACCTGACAGTACTATCCTTATAGCAGCACACAAATATACAGGTGCGCAGGAAATTATGCAACGTATTCGCTACGCATATGAAAACTGCCCCGATCATATTAAAGCAGGCGTGACTACTTACAATAAAGGATCCCTCGATTTTGAGAACGGTTCTCGTATCGTGTCAGCAACTACGACAGAAAATACAGGTCGTGGTATGTCTATTTCCTTACTATACTTGGACGAATTCGCATTCGTTAGACCTTCCATTGCTGAATTATTTTGGACTTCTATCACGCCTACTTTGTCTACTGGTGGTAAAGCTATTATTACAAGCACACCAAACAGTGACGAAGATCAATTTGCATTGATTTGGAAACAAGCAAACAAATGCGAAGATGCTTATGGCAACGAAACAGAGTTAGGTGTTAATGGTTTCAAAGCGTACAAAGCGCATTGGAGTGAACAACCCGGACGAGATGAAAAATGGGCTGCTGAAATGAAGGCTCAATTAGGTGATGACAGATTCCGCCGAGAGATTGGTTGCGAATTCATTATTGCTGATGAAACATTAATAGCTCCTACCACACTAATTGATTTAGAAGGAGTAGAACCCGTAAGTAGAATGGGTCAAGTTCGCTGGTATAAAAAACCCACTAAGGGTAATATCTATACTGTAGCACTAGACCCTAGTCTAGGTACAGGAAGCGATCCGGCTGCAATAGAAATCTTTGAAGCTAATACTACAGAACAAATAGGCGAATGGAAACATAACAAAACAGATATTCCTACTCAAATAAAATTATTAGCACAAATAAACAAATACATAGAAGATTGCACCGGCGAACCTAGTAGTATTTACTACTCTATAGAAAATAATACTATAGGAGAAGCAGCGTTAATATCACTAACTGAATATGGGGAAAGTAACATTCCAGGAATATTCTTAAGTGAGCGAGGTAAAAAACGAAAAGGATTCAATACTACACACAAGGTTAAACTACCAGCATGTGCTAAGTTTAAAACTCTAGTAGAAACTCGAAAGATGAAGATACGCAGTAAAAGTCTAGTTACCGAATTAAAATCATTTGTAGCCAACGCCGGAAGTTATGCGGCTAAAGTTGGTGAAACTGACGATTTGGTGATGGCCACGTTGCTTACTGTACGTATGTTGCAAGAATTATCAGACTATCATACAACTTTAGAAGAACAAATACGTGACCACGATGAGTACATACAGCCTTTACCCTTCTTTGCCGTAATAAGTTGATAAATACATTATGTCTAAAAATAACGAAACCATAAACCGTGAACTATACGATCTACTAGATACCAGAGGGTACAATCCTCTTCCGCGTGACAGTGACGTAAACAATGCAGGGAAAACAGTGCCACCTGAAGAAGCAGATGTCATGAAATTTACATTCAAACAAGGTAATGAAGAAATTGATGATGTATGGGTTTCTATCGACGGCGCACGAAAATTCAGAGTATATTACGATAAAGATATCGTAGATAAGGCAGGAGATAAATCTCCAGATGCAGCATATGATGATAGTTGGTTTGGTTTGATAAAATTTTTTAAAGAATGGGCACATTCTAGACAATTAAAATTTGATTTAGTGCCCAAAGAAAAGCTTGATAGCGACATGGCGCAAAGGACTTATATGAAAAAGAAAGAAAAAATAGCTGAGGGATATTACCCAATGGGAAAAAGTGCCAGTTACAATGATAACATTCCTACAGTAAAAATCATTTTACAGCACAACAGACAAATACAAGAAGGTGAGCAACGTTATCGTAATATTGCAAAAATCTTTTTAGAAAATACCCAAGGTGAAAGATTCTTAGCACCTACTGTCAAACCCGGACTAGCACAAATTTATGCTAGACACTTAGCAGAAGGTGGCGTACCCAACGATGAACGTTGGAACCATATTAAGTCATTGTGCGAAGAATACAGTAAAATGGCCGGATTTGTTCGTGCTGTTCGAGGCAATCAATTTAACGAATCTGCACAACGCTTGGTCGAAGCAGGTTTAAATCACTATCAAAGCTTACGTGAATCTTTAAGCAAGATGCGTGGCCATCGCGGATATAATACATACTTTGAAAGTTGGACACCTACCTTAATGGAAACAGAAGGTGATGAACCTAATTTAAATGAATTATTTGTAGAAGAAACATTAGATCCACGAATTGAAAGTGTAATGCCTATTCTTTCTAAATTGAGTAA